ATATGCCAAGTTCTTGGACTACCAACATATTCAGAGTGAACCCATTGTTTTAGCAAAGGTATATTAATTCCTTGTGTTGCCCCAATCGCACCTGTGCTTAAAGCTTGATGAGATTCTGTTCTTGCTATTAATAAACTCCTTGAAACATTTATCTTACCTTCTCTTAGCATTTGTATAGCCATTGCGTTTGTTTCGTTTGTAGAAAGGTTATTAGCCCTTCCATAAGCAATCGCATTGTTTAGTATCCTAGCTATCTCATTATCCGTTGTGTTTTGTATGCCGTACATTTTTGGGCCACTAATCGAAACCCAGTACGACAACATAAACGCTAACCACTCATCCATGATATTTAACGGATCAAGGTCAAAATCTTCTGCCTTCTTATACTTGTCAAATATCTTTTGATACCTCATGGCGGTATAACCACCAGTACCTTCGTACAAAGTTCGTAAAATATTGCTAATCTTATCTTGGTTGAAAAATGTCTTGTTATAGTTCGCTAGTTGGAATACCCCCATCTCTTTTACCAACTCCGCAGCTTTATTAAAATCACTTTGTAAGGCCTTTTGTATTTTGGGCCTAAACTCCGTAATGGACTTCCTCGCTATGGTTTGTTGCAAATTGAATTGCTGAGAAGGTTGTAATATCTTGGACATCCATATTATTTTACAGGAGGCAAATTATAATCTCCTTGTTGTTGAGCATCTCTTGGATTCTGCAACATTGTTAGTTCATCGATAGGCAAGTAACCAGCAGGTATGTAGATAGCGTTCATGACATCATCTTGAACAGTATCGTATCTCATTGCTTGTCTTTTTTCGTTAGGAGTAATCCACCATGATTGAGAAAGGATAGCAGATAACTCTTTCATATCCTCTTGTAACTCTGGGAATACTGTAATATCAAAATCGATATAATAACCTTGTCCGATTTCACCTTCAAAGAATCTATTGAACGCATCACGAATTAAAACTAATTCAGGAAGTACTACTTGAGTAAGCATTTCTTTTTTAGCCTCTTTCATGTTATTGTAAGTCTTGTTATCAGGATCGTTAAATAGTGCAGAGTTAACTCCGTACACATTACACAACTCACGAAGTGTAATCTTCTCTGATTCTAACAACTGAAGGTCAACAGGAGATAATCCCATATTCACCCAACCTAGTTTAGCACCTGCAATTAAAATCTTACCAGCATTTTGAATAATGCCTCCTTGGGTTTTAGTTCCGTACTGATTGTAGAAATCTTCTTTTAACTTACCAGCTTGTTCAGGGCCGAAATCATTTGATTCATCTGCATACAAGATACCCTTAGGCCCTTGATTCTGCAACATACCTACAGAGGTATCTTTAGCATCGTTACTGCGTTGAACAGTTCTGTAAGCAGCTTGTAAAGGCGATAATCCATATAATTGTTGTCCATTGGTTGAGAAGTAGGGGTTGAAGTATTTTAAGTGGATTACATCTTTAGCATCCAACTGATCCCACCCAACTAATGTGAAAGAGTAGCCTTCAACCCCATTGATAGTACCATCGCTAATGATAGCGACATATTGGGATGGGAGAGTAACTAGTTCGGCAACCTTACCATTGGAGAGTCTATTCGCCCAGATATAAGAGTTGCCTGTAATAAGTTTATAACCAATGATATTCTCGATGAACTCGGAGAATGATTGGTATGGGTTAGGTCTTTCTAATAATTTGTTTAGTGGACTATCAGCAATCTCATCAACTGCTTTAATTCTCATTAACTCTGCACGAGCAATATCTGCTCCGCTTGATGCGTTAGCCATCATAGATTTATAAGTGTTCAAGTCTTTCTTGCTCTTAACCTTATAAACATAAAATGGAACTGTAGAGATTGTCTTTGAGATACGCTTGATGATAGAATAGACTTCGCTATTGTTATCGTAGTCTTGTACGAACTTGGCATAGTCTAAATTTGGGTAAAGCGTTCTACCGCCTATTAAACCACCAAAATCACCAAATGGGTTATTAAGGTTCGTATTTTTTCTAGGGGCTGCCTTTTGTTTAAAAGGATTAACCGCACTTAGTATGTCCGTTAACTTCACTATATGATATTTTTACAAAAGTAACAAATTTTTAGTCTAAACCACATTGCTTCGCAATCTAAACCACCCATCCTCTCTTTGCTTTCGCATATTTTGAGTAGATGGCATAACGCATAGCATCCATCAAGTGGTCACGAAACTTAACAGGCTCATCCATTGTATTGCCATCATGATCCGTTTTCCACTTATAGTTTTTAATCTCATCTAACAAATCTAAGGACTCTGATTTTACAAACAATGGAAATGATTTAACCTTGTTAATTCCTGCGAACACATCTTTGGTAGCTGACTTTAAATTAAACCCTGCTTTATTCACCTCGGCTATTGTTTTGGGCTCAGCAGCATCCGCAAATATCTCATCCCTACGAGATAAGCCCATGGACTTTAATCTGTCTATAAGAAGTGCAGTTGACATCTTCGTATCGTAGATAAGTTGTTCGACATAAATATCGCCATCAAAGTTTTTGCATCTAACAAGTGCAGTTTGGTTGTTGTAACCAAAATCTAGTCCGTAGAAAATATCTCCACCCTCTGGGAAGTTTCTTCTCCTTCTCCAATGCGAATAAATCGTTGCTTCACTAATTGCCCTTTCTCCTAGTCCGTAAACTCTCCAATACTCATGGTCGGCATCTTTAAGCCTTTCAATCTCCGCTATGATGGTTTTGTCTAAAAATGGGTTATCCTTATAAGTTGTGATGGTAAAGTCAGTATCTTCCCTAGGAATGACCTTATCGTATATCCAAGAGTAATAATCGGAAGGATTATAGTCAAGTACGATTTTATCCGTAGTTCTTAGGGCTAACTGCATCCAAGATTCGTAGTTAACCTCATTGGCCTCGTTTATAAACAAGTAGTGTCTTTTACGACCTCTAATCTTCTGCGGTTGGTCAGTAGAAACAAATTCTACGGTGTTGCCATTTAGGAAGTACAGATTTTCGGATTTATTGTGCTTCTCCTCAGAATAGAGCTTATACTTGGATAGTATCTCAATAAAATCCCTCATGACCGAACCTTTGATACTTGGTAGGGATGAACGGCAAATTGTTAGGGTTTTACCTCTTTCTTGCAGGAGCTTTACTATAAACCAGGTAAGCACATTGTAAGTCTTTCCCGATCTCGTACCTCCTTGCATAACAGAGATTCTCTTCTTTGAGTTGTTTAGTACCTCAAAGACAACATTGGTGGTTACTTCCATAGAAATAAATTAAAAATTTTGGTTTGCTCAAGACAAAGCTAATCTTTTTGGTTTTATAGGAAAGTAGGGGATATCCACCATAAAGTGCATTATTTGACACTAATGATGGCATAATGAGTCATAAAATGCACATTCTGATATGCTTTTGTGCATTATAAGACACTTTATCAATCATTTTTGAGCCGTTTATCAATCATTTACGGCTCATTGAGTAAAATTACTCACTCCATTGAGTAAAGTAAAATAGTAAAGTTTTAGTTTTACTTTAGTACCCATAAAGTAAAATAATAGCTTGACTTTATAATTTAGGTACAACAACTTTTTATAATTTTAGTTATATTTGCATTAATACACCCACTTGGCTTCCCATAAGAACAGCTCGCTTAAAGTGGGTTTTCTCTTTTTATAATTTCAACCCTTGCATTTTATACAACTGTTGAACTATCCTGAAATATCGGACAGTTCATTTTTTATCTCCGTTCACGGAACATGAACAACCGAAATAAGTGAACACTATCAAAACTTGCAGAGTTTACATTTTTTGCTATTAGGGTAGTATTACTACCGCTTTGCACCCATTTATATTCATTTGCACCTATTTTTAACAAATTTCACCTTTTATATGTTACAAGATATAACCGAATTACCCCTTACTTTGTCACATATTTATATAAATTAGTGACACTAATTCGGAAAAATTCATGCAATCCATTTAAAAGGCATTTAGAAGCGTTTTAAGACACTTTGCCTTGTTTTGGATAGATAGTACTACTCAAAGACAGATATGCCCTAGAATCGCCTTAAAATAGCCTTTAATCGTTATTCCTCATAAATATCCATCTCATTAGGTAAATCTACTTCTTTATCGAACTCATAAAGCGGAATATCTTGGATATTAGCAGCTTCGGTAGCTGGAACCACGAATCCTGTATCCTCGATTACATTCTCATCACCATCTAACTGCTGCGTACTACTCGGTAGTTCCTCTACATGGTTAGCCTTTAGGACATTAACAGTAATCTGCTTAACGACATCTCCTTCATGAGCAACCTCTTGCCTTTCGATGTAGCCTCTACGCTTACCCTTAGTCTTCAATAAGAACATTGTAGCCAAGGTATCACCCTTAGCAATCCTTTCCATCAACTTATGCTCACCGAAGTCAAGCATAATCTCCTCAGGCTCTATTTCAGCGAGTCTTTGTCTAAACTCGGGATCTTTATCGCACCATGATTTGTATTGACCTCTACCAACCCCTGCTGATTCACAAGCAATGGTGATATTGCCAAAATTCTCCTTATAAGCTATGATAAAAGCTTCTTTGCTAATATCCTTAAATTCTGCATTCATAATTGTATTGGTTTTAGCATATTACTGCGTAATCTGAACTCTGCATTCATATTATCGGTTTTTAGTTGGTGTTCGGATAGATGTGATATGTACTACCTTCTCTACCTTGATATGGTCAAAGCTAAGTACACTTTCGCACTTAGTACACTTGATGGTATGTTCCCTTATGGAACTAGACCAGACATAATCCTCTGTGGATACTCCGCATTTGCATCTGTAAGTTCTCTTGGCTACTGTGTCTTTCATATTATAATAAATTATAATGGGTTATATGGAAAATAAAAAAAATTGAATAGTGAAAAAACATAAAAAGATTGTTTTGTATCAGAATATTGGAGGGCACAAGGGATCTACGAAATTTTCCGTACGAAAAACACCCCTACAGGGTCTACGGGGATCTTCGTAGTAAAAAACTTTCATAAGTGCTTGATAATCAACACCTATTTTAGCTTATAATTACCATTATGTTAAATAGGAAGGTTTTCGTAGTCCTTTTATCCCTTATCAAGGGCAAAAATATGTATTTTTACTTTATTGATTGATT